ATCTAATAAATATCAAGATTTACTTTTATATGCATGTCTGGTAAATGCATATGCATACTTGAAAGGCCCTGCAGATATGTTACAATACTATTCGCAAGCCTATGATCGAGCAATGGCTTCGTACTCTATCGAACAACAAGGTAGAAGACGCAGAGACGAATATGAAGATGGTGCTATTCGTACTCAATTAAAATCTGAATCGCCATCTTAATTAAGGAGAAAAATAAATGGCTAATATAGTACCTGACTCTTTTAAATCAGACCTACTAGGTGGTGTGTTTGATTTTGATTCTGGCGGATCAACTTTCAAACTTGCACTATACACCTCACTTGCTGCGTTTAGTACTTCTACAACTGCTTATTCGGTAACCAACGAAGTTTCTTCGTCTGGTACAAACTATACTGCAGGTGGGGGAACTTTGACGAACAATGGTGTAGCAGTGGGATCAAACATCGCTTATGTTGACTTTGCAGATTTAACTTTTTCATCTGTAACGTTATCAGCAGTAGGAGCTTTGATTTATAAAGACACAACTAATGAAGCGGTATTAGTTTTAGATTTCGGCGGAACAAAAACTGCAACTAACGGAGATTTCGTTATTCAGTTCCCAACTGCTGATTCATCTAATGCAATCATTAGACTTGGCGACGCATAATAGTTAAGGAGTAGAAATGGCTTTGGTAATTAACGATAGAGTTAAGGAAACAAGTACAACTACTGGAACTGGAACTTTGGATTTAGCTGGAGCAGAAACTGGCTATGAAGGTTTCGTTGCAGGAATTGGAGATGGTAATACAACTTACTACGCTATAGAATTAAATTCTGCTGGCGAGTGGGAAGTAGGTATTGGCACCGTTACGGATGCTGCGCCTGACACTTTATCACGAGACACGATCATTTCTTCATCTAACGGTGATGCTGCAGTTAATTTTTCAGCAGGTACGAAAAATGTATTTTGTACATTACCCGCAAAAAGAACTATTTCTCCAGTCATGACAGCAACAGGATTTGTCGTTACCCATGCTTCGACTTTAGACGAAGACCAAACACTAGATTCAGGAGTCTTGGCAGGACCTGTCACGATCACAGGTACACAAACCGTAACAGGAACATTGGTAATAATTTAAATGAGTAAAATAGAAGTTAATCAAATATCATCACAATGCGGATCCACACTCACCATTGGTCAATCAGGTGACACGGTAACTTTAGCATGTGGAGCATCACAAACAGGTTTTGGAAGAACTGGAACGGTTAATTGGGATACAACAGCTAAGACTGTAAACTTTACAGCTGTAAGTGGTAATGGATATTTTGTAAATACCACTTCAGGAGCTGTGACAATGACTTTACCAGCAACACCTAGTGCAGGAGATATTGTATCAGTTGCTGATTATGCGAATACTTTTGCAACAAATAATTTAACAGTTGCAAGAAATGGTTCATTAATTAATGGTGGAGCATTTGATTATGAATCTTCAACAAATGGTATTTCTTTAACTTTTGTTTATGTCGATGGAACAAGAGGTTGGAAAAATGTCAATGATGGAACAACTAATGCAACAGGAATATCAAATTTTATTATAGCTACAGGAGGTACAGTAACTTGTTGCGGAGATTATAAAATACATACATTCACAGGACCTGGAACTTTTACAGTCACAAACGCTGGTAATCCATGTGGTTCAGATACAGTAGATTATTTAGTTGTAGCAGGAGGTGGTGCAGGAGCAACAGCTTATGCTGGTCCAAATGGTTATGGAAGTGGTGGTGGAGGCGCTGGAGGATATAGAGAATCTTCAGGAGCAGCATCAGGCTGTTACACTGTTTCCCCTTTAGGGGCATGTGTTTCAGCATTACCTGTTACAGCTCAAGGTTATCCAATAACAGTTGGAGGAGGAGGTACAACACAGCCTTATTGTGGAACAGGTTCTCAAAATCCTACACCTGGTATGGATGGTAGTAATTCAGTTTTTTCAACAATCACATCAACAGGTGGAGGTGGTGCAGGTACAGGATGTCTATCTTCAACAGCAACAGGCCGAGCAGGTGGTTCTGGTGGTGGTTCTGGTGGTTACGGTTTTGTATCTTGCTCTCCAGTAGCAAGAGCTTTAGCAGGAACAGGAAATACACCTCCTGTATCACCTGCTCAAGGAAATCCTGGCGGTCAAGGAACTTATCAAGGGAATACTTCTGGCGGAGGAGGTGGAGGTGCAACTACAGCAGGTTCAGATGGAGCGGGTGGACCTGGAACTGCAACAGGTGGAGATGGTGGAGCAGGAGCAACTTCTTCAATCAATGGAACACCTACTGCAAGAGCAGGTGGAGGTGGAGGAGGTGCTGGATTTCCTGGTGGATTAGCTTGTGCAGCTGGTGCAGGAGGTACAGGTGGTGGCGGAGCTGGAAATTATAATTCACCTACAGTAGGAGGTATTGCAGGAACAGCAAACACTGGCGGTGGAGGTGGTGGAGGTGGTTCTCAATATGATAATTCTAATGCTAAAAGCGGAGGCGCTGGCGGTAGCGGAATCGTAATAATAAGGTATAAATATCAATAATGGCTAGTACAATAAAAGTAAATAATTTTCAAAGTCAGTGTGGTTCTTGTGGAACTATCACAATAGGTGGCAGTGGCGACACTGTAACATTAGGTGCAGGTGCATCACAATCAGGATTTGGTAGAACAGGAACTGTTGATTGGGACACTACAGCAAAGACAGCTAGTTTTACTGCTGTAAGTGGGAATGGTTATTTTGTAAATACGACTTCAGGATCTATTACAGTTACATTGCCTGCAACACCAAGCGCTGGAGATATTATTGCAATTAAAGATTATGCCAACACAGCAGATACAAATAATATTAATATCGCAAGAAATGGATCAAATATAGATGGAGGAACTGATGATGCAATCATTGCAAATGAAGGGGGTTCTGTAACTTTAGTTTATGTAGATGCCACAAAAGGTTGGTTAGTGACTGATGCAGCTCAAAAATCAGACATTGGTTTTCCACAATTTATTGTAGCAACAGGTGGAACGGTTACAACTTGTGGCGATTATAAGATTCATACTTTTACATCTCCAGGAACATTTTGTGTTTCTTCTGTGGGTAATCCATTTGGAAGCACCAGTGTTGACTATCTAGTTGTAGCTGGTGGAGCAGGCGGAGCAAATACACTTTCATTTCCGTGTTCTGCACAACAAGGAGGAGGTGGAGGAGCTGGAGGTTTAAGAGCTTCTGCAACAACTTATACAATTGGTTGTGGACCAGCCTCTCCTTTAGTTGCTTGTGTTTCTGCATTACCTGTAAGTGTAACAGGTTATCCAATTACAGTAGGTGGAGGAGGTAGTGGAGGTAATCCTCAAGGATCTTCAGGATCTAATTCAGTTTTCTCAACTATTACATCAGCTGGTGGTGGAGGAGGTGGTCTAAGACAAACAAATGGAGCAAATGGTGGATCAGGCGGTGGAGGTGGTGATGGTAATCCAGGTGGTAGTACTACTGGAGGAACAGGAAATACTCCTCCTGTGAGTCCACCTCAAGGAAATCCTGGCGGGGGAACAACTCCTGCAAGTGAATTTAGCGCAGGTGGCGGTGGTGGCGGTATAGCTGTTGGTGAAGATGGAGATGCAGGAACACCTGTATCATCTAAAGGTGGAGCAGGTGGAGGTTTTCCTAGTGCATTTGGAACTTCTGGAGAAAATTGTGGTTCATATTATTATTTTTCTGGTGGTGGTGGAGGAGCAGGCCCACCAAATGGTGTAGGTGGATTAGGTGGTGGAGGACAAGGTTCTCAATACACAGGAAGAGAAGCAACAGCAGGAACAGCTAATACTGGCGGTGGTGGCGGTGGAGGATCTAGAAGTTCAAACACTCCAAGTCCAACAACTGGAGGACCAGCACAAGCTGGAGGTAGCGGAATCGTGATTATAAGGTATAAGTATCAATAGTGGAGTAACATGAGTGAAGTTAAAGTTAACAAAATTACCCCGACAACAAATTGTGGCACAGTCACACTGGGCGACAGTGGAGATACACTTGCCATTCCATGTGGTGTAACCTTATCGAACGCAGGCTCAATTACCAATTCAGGAACCATCACAAATACAGGAACCATATCAGGTGGAACCATTACAGGGACCATTGATAATCAAGTTAACTGGGACACGACAGCAAAAACTGCAGGATTCACAGCCGTAGCTGGAAACGGATATTTTGTTAACACCACTTCAGGTGCAATCACAGTCACTTTACCTGCAACACCAACAGCAGGTGATTTAGTCGGCATTAAAGATTATGCCAACACGGCAGATACTAATAATATTACTATTGATAGAAACGGGTCTAACATACAAGGGACTGCGAATGATTTTATAATTAATACTGAAGGAGCAGCCGTTACATTTATTTATGTAGATGGAACTCAAGGTTGGTTAACAACAGCTTCATCAATTCCAGGAGATTTACAAAATCAACAATTTATAACAGCAACAGGCGGGACAGTAACGTGTTGTGGGGATTACAAAATTCATACGTTCACAGGACCAGGTACTTTTACAGTTACATGTGCAGGAAATCCTTTAGGTTCATCATCAGTAGATTATTTAGTTATCGCTGGCGGTGGAGGGGGTGGCTCAGATTATGCAGGAGGAGGTGGAGCTGGAGGTTACAGAGAATCTTCTGGAACAGTATCAGGTTGTTATACTGTTTCTCCATTAGGTGCCTGTGTCGCAGCTTTACCCGTTACAGCAACAGCTTATCCAATTACAGTCGGTAGTGGAGGAGCTGGTGGTCCTGGTTCATGTGGTGTTAAAGGTACATCTGGTAATCCTTCCACTTTTTCAACAATTACATCAACAGGTGGCGGTGGAGGGGGTGCAGAAGGCAATGATGCTGGAGTACCTGGTGGTTCAGGTGGAGGAAGTTCTTATAGTGGTGGAGCAGGTTTAGGAAATACACCTCCAACAAGTCCACCTCAAGGTAATGACGGAGGTGGTGCAGCAACTGGCTCTCCAGGTTATACTGGTTCAGGTGGAGGTGGTGCTGGAGCTGTTGGTGGATGTGGTACTGGAGCTGTTGGTGGAAGTGGAGGAAATGGTGCTACATCAAGTATTAACGCAACGCCAACTACAAGAGCAGGTGGTGGTGGTGCAGCAGGTGGAGGATCTTCTGTATTTTGTCAATCATACTCTCCAGGACCTGGAGGTTCAGGTGGTGGTGGAGCAGGTGCTGCCGATACTCCAAATGCAAATGGAGGAAACGGGTCAACTAATACAGGTAGTGGTGGTGGAGGTGGTAGTTCTAATCCTGGTTCTTGTGGAGGTTCAGGTGGATCAGGAATTGTTATAATCCGTTACAAGTATCAGTAATGAGTGAAATTAAGACAAACAAAATTAGTCCAAGAAAAGGGACAACTCAAACTATCGGAGATAGTGGAGATACAGTTTCTATTGCCTGCGGTGCAACAGTCACTAATGCAGGAACCATTTCTACAGCAGGAATATCTGGTGGAACAATTAATAACACAACAGGAACAATCACAGGATTACAAGGTGTTATTGAATGGGACACAACTGCAAAGACAACAGCTTTCACAGCGGAATCTAATAAAGGTTATTTTGTAAACACAACTTCAGGAGCAATCACGGTTACTTTTCCAGCCTCTCCAACAGCAGGTGATGTAATTGGAATAAAGGATTACGCAAACACAGCAGATACTAATATAATAACAATTAATCCAAATGGAAATAATATAAACGGATCATCAGATGATTATCTAATTAATATAGAAGGTGCTTCAGGTGAGTTCATCTACGTCGACGCAACGCGTGGCTGGGTTCTTACAGATGCTTCCAAGGCAAGTGATATTGCTGAAGCTGCAACTTTTATTACAGCGACAGGAGGAACAGTAACATGTTGCGGAGATTACAAAATTCACACCTTTACAGGCCCAGGTACATTTTGCGTTTCTGCTGGATCAGGTCCTTTAGCTGTCGTAGATTATTTAGTAGTCGCTGGCGGCGGCGGAGGAGCTAGTGTTGATGGTACAAATGGCGGAGCAGGCGGAGGCGGTGCAGGTGGTTACAGAGAATCTTATTGTTCAACAACATCTGGTTGTTATACAGCTTCCCCTTTAGCAGCTTCTACTTCCATACCTGTAAGTATAACAGCTTATCCAATTACAGTTGGTGGTGGTGGTGCTACTGGACCTGCTTCAACTAAGGCTGTTGATGGTTCTGATTCAATTTTTTCAACTATTACATCAACAGGTGGAGGTGGTGGTGGTTCTGGTCGTCCCCCTGCTGGTACAGCAGGAGGAAACGGTGGATCTGGTGGAGGTTCAACTTGGCTGTTTCCTACAGGAGGATTTGGTAGTGGAAATACACCTCCTGTTAGCCCACCTCAAGGAAATGATGGTGGATCCTCAAGCAATTCTTTTCCAGGAATAGGTTCTGGAGGAGGCGGCGGTGCTTTAGTGGTAGGAGGTAATGGAACTTCAACAACAGGAGGACCAGGCGGAAATGGAGCTACGACAAGTATTTCAGGATCACCAACAGCATACTCTGGTGGAGGTGGTGGATCTGTTTATAGTCCTCCTAGCACAGCAGGACCAGGTAGTGGAACTGGAGGAACTGGTG